GGGTGTAGGCGCGGGTCCGCTCCTCCAGGGCCGGACCATCCCCGCGTGCGCGGGGCCGACGGCATGGCCAGTCCACGTCGTCGTCTCCGCAGGGGACCATCCCCGCGTGCGCGGGGCCGACCCGCCCCACTCTCCATGCGAAGGGTGGGGCGGCGGACCATCCCCGCGTGCGCGGGGCCGACACGACGCTGAGCTGAAAGGACCCGTATGCCCTCGGACCATCCCCGCGTGCGCGGGGCCGACCGCGCTGCCCAGCCGGGGCCGCCGAAGAAGTACTTCTCCGAGTAGCCGAGCACGGGGTCCTCGTAGCCGGTCATCGTCACCGACCACGTCACCGGCGAGTCGTCCGAGCTCTGGAACGCCTGCTCGTCGTAGTCGGTCACCCTGGCACGCGGCAGGAACCGCGCGACGTAGTACTCGCCCGCGTCGGTCAGGTCCACCGCCAGCGCCAGCACCCGGTAGTAGCGGAACCCGGGCCTCGCGGGCTTCTCGATGGACAGCTCACCGCTGGTCGGATCGGGCACGGCGGCGCCCATGTCAGCGCCCGTGTACAGGCCGATGCTGGTCTTGCGGGTCTCCAGCATGCTGAAAGCGAGCGTCGTAACGTCCGAGTTGATGTCGGACCGGAGCGGCTTAACGCTGCCCCACCCGGTGATGTCGGACACGTCGACATCACGGCCGAACTGCACGCCATCATCGCTCACCCATCCGACGTCCTCGTAGCTGACGGGCAGCGGCGCGAGCAGACTGTCGGACGGGTCGGTCAGGGTCGTGATCGCCTGCGCCGTCGCCGGCGCCACGAACACGCTGCCCTGAAGAGCCTTGAAAATGAGCGCGGCGTTCTTCTGCTGCAGGTCGTCATAGCTGGAACCAGCCACGTCTACTCCTCCTAGCGGGACGAGTGCGCCCCGCGCACGGGGCCGAACGGGATTGGCTGGCGGGCCTATAGAAGAAGGTCAGCGGCGCACGCTGACCCGGTACGTTGCGGACACCACCCGATACGCGTCCGGGTCCGGCGACGGGACCTCATGCGGGGCGACCTCGGTGTCAGCGCGGTCGAGAATGCCGCGCGAGGTGGCGACCGGGCCGGAGATCAGCAGCTGCCGCGCCGCCTCCGCGCCGGCCTCAGCCGTCGACAGGTCAACCGCGTACACGTCCACGTCCACGCGGGCCGCATCCGTGATCCTGTCGTCGTCGCCGCCGATCCGACGCACCCGGACGACACGCGCACCCCCGGCGAGCTGAGATTGCAGGTTCAGGCCGGTCTCGCCGACGACAGTGCCGACCGACGCGAGCGCCTCACCGACCACGCGGGCGGCAGGCGGGAACGCTGCGAGAATCGGCATGATCAACCCCTCTCGATGTGGTCGACGGTGCGGCCCAACACGCGCGCACCGTTCGCCCACTCGACCAGCGACGCATGCTGTGACGTGTTGACCAGGCGGGCCTCTGCGCGGTCCGACCACCGGCCGGTGCCGCGCGCCGACGCCTCAACGTGGAACGCCGACACGTAGTCGCCGCTATCGACGGGCGAGACGCCCTGCGCGTACGCCTGCCCCCGCCGGGCATGCGCGGCCAACATCGCCTGCATCTCCGGGCCGCGCATCACCCGGCCGAGACCGGCGATGTCCGGCTCACACCGGACGAGCGGACGCGCCATCAGCCCTCCACCTCCCGCAGGTCGACTTCCCAGTGATGCGGCCCGGCCGGAGTGTGGTACAGCGACGGCCTCCCGTTGATCTCGTACTCGCGGCCGCCGAACCGGACCCTGTCCCCGGGCCCAGGAGACGCCGTCGCGGGCATGAATACCCGCGCGACGGTCGTGACCGTGTCCGCCCCGTCCTGCACCTCAGACGACGACACCGGCTGCCAGAAACAGCCCGGCACGCTGGTCGTCGACTCCGAGTTGATGACGTCGCCCCACGCGTCACGGCCCGCAGGCCTGACCAGCGTCACAGTGTGCGGGCCGATCACCGGACCACCTTCACCGTGTGAGCAGTACGCCGGTACCGGTCCAGCACGCGCCGTTCCTCCGGCGACAGCGTGACCGACAGGCCCGTGCCCGGCCCTTCCAGCCGGTATGAGTACGACCCGATCGTCTCCGACACCACGCCACCGGCCATCGTGGGCGCGGTCAGCGTACGCAGGACCATGCCGCACACCACCGCCACCACGTCCGCCGGCACCTGCTGGTAGCCGTGCGAGTACGTCACCCGGTACGTGCCCGGGTACCCGTCATCGTCCCACCAGAGTTCCGGCACGTTGATGATGCAGGAGCCGTCACCGAGCCGGATCGAATCGATGCCGTCCCACTCCCAGTCGACCAGCACGATGTCCGGGACGTCATCGCGACCGGACACCGCCACCACCCGGGACACGTCCGTGACCGGCGTGTCCGGCAGGACGATCCGACCGCTACTCACCCGCAACACCTTCACGTCGTCCGCGACATGCTCAAACGACCTGCCGGTGTAGGAGCGGACCAGAGCGGACGCGTCCTCCAACAACGCGGCGGCGCGGGCCTGCTCCTGCGCGGTCAACGCCCGGCCGAGCCGGTCGGCCAGGTCACTCGGCGATGCGAGCGGCGACATCCACCCTCCACGCGAGTCGTTCGATCTCCTCGCACCAGGCGTTGAGATCGTCGGTCGGGTCCAGCTCCTCGGCGCGGGCCTTGGCGCGGCGGGACGCGGCACGCCACCGGCGGCCGTCCAACAGCCGCCGCAACGCGGCCTCCCACCCGTCGATGTCGTCCCGGTGCACGAACACCCCCGCGTCACCGAGCGACTCGCGCAGGCCCGGCGTCGGGTGGGCGATCACCGGAATCCCGGAGCACATCGCCTCCACGCCGACCCGCCCCCACGACTCGTGCTCGCTGGGCATGAGCAGGATCCGGGTGCGGGCGTACACCTCGTCCCGCATCCACGACGGCGGCATGTGATCCACGATCGTCACATTCGGCAGATCATCGTCACCGCGTGGCAGGATCTGCACGCCGTAGCCGCCCTTGATGCCGCGGAACGGGACAGCGGGGAACCGCTCGGCGAGGGCGTAGAACGTGTGCGCGCCCTTGGCTGCCGACAGGTTGATGAGCGTGACGCAGTCGCCGGGCGTCGTCTCATACTCCGCGATGTGCACCGGCGGCCGGACGATGATCCACCGAGACGCCAGGTCTCCCATGGACTCGGCGGCATGCACGCTGTTGAACACCGTCACCGTGGCGGGCCACCTCTTGAGCGACGCCGCGCTCAGCGGGCTGGTGTTGTGCGCGATCTGCACGACCGGCACGTTGTACCGGTCACCGAGCAGCACGGCACGCTGTGCCGACTCCACGTGCGCCACGATGACCTGCGCGTCCCGGATGAACCGGAACGGGTCGTCCTTGCCACGGTGCGGCCACACGTGGACGCCGTCCAGCTCGTGCGGGGTACCGCGCCGCGCCCCCAGGACGACGTCGACGCGGTGGCCGCGGGCGGCCAGCGCACGCAGCAGCGCGTGCGTCATCAGCCAGGACCCCACCCCTGACGGGGGGTAGTCCGGCAGCATCGCCAGGATGTGCGCGTGCACTGGCCACCCGCCTGCCATCAGGAGGAGCCGCCGCCCTGCGGCAGCAGCACCCCGAACGGGTACCGCGTGTTCTCGTTCGCGTTCAGCGAGGTGACGGGGTTGGCGGTGGCGTACGCCACCCGCATGACCACGCGCAGGGCCACCGAGTCCTGCTGCATCAGGTTCAGGACGATGTTCCCATCCGAGTCGGAGACAACGCCCTGGTCGAAGATCTTGAACGTGATGTCCTGACGCAGACCCACGATCAGCTTGGACCAGTCACCGGCGATCAGCTCCGCCTGCGACCCGTCCCACGCGCCGTTCGTGATCTCCCGCAGCGGATACCCGTACAGGGTGCCGCCCGGCGCCGCCCCCTGCTGCAGGTTCGGCTGATAGATCGGGATGCTCACGTCGCCGGCGGAACGAAGGCCGGTCAGGAACCACGACAGGCCCGGCCTACTGGCGAAGCCGTTGACGGTGAACCCGTCCTGCGCGATCTTCTCGCCGAGCTGCGCCACCTCCTGGGCGAGGTCCGTGCCGGACCCGTGCGTCACGCTGTTGCCCGCCAGCACCGCCGACGGCACGACAGCCGCAGGCCACGAGCCCGGCTTGTTGATACCGAACAGCGCGGCCGCGTCCAGGGCCCGGCCGATCGCCTCCACCACCCGCGGCCGCACCTCATCCCAGATCGGCACCTGCGCATCGCTCAGGTAGTTCTCGGGGATCGGCGCGATGACCGCCAGCTCCTCGGCGATCAGGTTGACGTTCGCCCACTCCACCGCGCTGGTCTGCTTCAGCCCGGTGTCCCCGCTGACCCAGTAGGCGTGCGGGAGCACATCGAGCACCGGCTGACGCTGCGTCCGCGTGCTCATGTTGACCCGGCCGCCGTTGGCCAGCACGAACGACTGCTCGGGCAGCTCCTGGATGATCTGAGCCGACACCGGCTCAGGGATCAGCGGATCGTTGCTGCTGTCCGGGGTGATGATGTCGTTGTAGGGCACGGGGATCTCCTCTCAAAACGACAGCAGCGGTCCCGGCCCCGTGCACGGTCCGGCGCTGCGTCTCCTCAGAAACCCGCCCGACGCCGCAAGAGCGAGTCCATGTCGGGCGGTTCGGCGCTCGCAGGGCTCCCACCCGGCCGGAGCGACTCGACAGGCCGCGTCGACGCCGGCCTGCCGACCGCAGCGGCACGCTCAGCCACCAGCCGATCCAGCACCTCGGCCAGCTCCGCCGCCGCATCCTCGATCTCCTCCGGCGTGGTGCCGGCGATCCGGCCGATCAGCTCCGGCGGGATGTTGTGCGTCGCGGCGGCCATCATCCGCGCGTGCCCCAGGACCGCTTCGTCCCGCTCGCGCCGCAGCTCCTCCACCTGCTTCGCGAGCCGCTCCTGTTCGGACAGCTGCGAGTCCTGCCACTCCCGGAACTGCTGCAGCTCCGGTTCCATGTCCCGCAGCTGCGTCCGGTACTTGGCCGCCTCACGGCGCAGCTTCTTGATCTCCCGCTCGGCCCTCGCCGGGTCCGACCACGGGGTCTCTTCCTGCTCCTGCTCTTCGGCCTGCGGCTCGCCCTCCTGGGGCTCCTGCTGCATCGCCTCGACAAGCAGCTGCTGCGCCTGCGCATCCTCCGCCGCGTCCTGCGGCGCCTGCATGTCGGCTCCCGTGTCCTGCACGGTCTACCTCCCGATACACGTCGGGCCCGCGACCTGCGCGGGCCCGTCTGGTCGGCGGCGGCGCGACGCCGCCGCCCCGGTCACTCGCGGAGCGTCCCGTCAGCACGCCAGGTGTCAGGGATCAGCTCCGACAGTCCGAGCTCGCGAGCCCGGCGCATGATGTACCGCCGGACCATCGTTCGCTCGGCCTCACCACCAGCCACGCGACCAACCGCGCGGATGGCGTTCTCAAGGTCTGCACGGTTCGCGATCGGAAACCGTGCCGGTCGCGACTGGCCGGGCGCGGGCAACGCCTTGCCCTGCCGCAGCAACCGGCGCAGGTCGTCAGCGCTGTAGTCCGCCATCGACACCCCCCGCAGCGGGTTTCTCCTCAGCCGGGAGTTCGTCCCAGTACTGGGCCCACGCCTTGACGGCGGCCTTGCCGGACTTGCCGCGGGTCGCCTGGACCCACCGGTCATACAGCACGTCGGCCGTCCTCAGCACCGGGTCGTCCGGGTCGAACACCGGAACCGCCGTGCACGAGCAGTGGTTGTGCCACTTGAACATCCCGGCGCCGACGAACCGCTTGTTCTGAGCGCGTCCCGCCGACTCGGCCGACTTGTACACGGCGCCGCGACTGGCCATCATCGCGCAGAACGGGCACGGGTCCGCGTCCGTCACCCGCGCCCACCCGATCGCCTCACGGTCAGCCTGCACGGCGTCGTGCACTAGGCCGCGCGCGCCTTCGAGCACGAGTTCCTGCGTCGCCCCCGCCAGGCTCACCGCCATCGTGTCCGCCGCCCGGCCCGGGTCCTGACCGGCACGAACAGCACGCTGAAACGACGCAATCCCGGTCGCGCGTACCGTCGCGTCCACACGCTCCGGCACAAGCGACGTCGGCCGCACCCCGACCGTGCGGTCCAGCCAGGCGAGCGCGTCATCCGCCGTAGCAAGCGGCGGCGGCGCCACCCGACGGCCCGGCGCCAGAGCGGCGAACGGGTCCACACGCGGCCGAGGCGCCGGCACACCCGACGCCGCCCTCAGGTCCAGGTAGTAGCGGGCCGCCATCCCCGCCGCCGCCCGGTGCCGCTGCCCGATCAACGCCGTCACCGCATCCAACAGGCCCGGCCACGACCCCGCCGGATCAAACGGCCGGAACACCGCACGCACCAGCGCGACCAGGTCCCGCATCCACTCGGCCGCCAACAGCCGCTGCTGCGCGGCGTACGCAGCGGCGATCGCGGCCACCTGCGCCGCCTGCCGCGCGTCCACCCGCTACCCCTCGACCGGCTCGGCGGACGCGGCCAGCTCGGCGGCCGCCTCAGCGTCCCGCACAGCCGACCGGCGGCCATCGACAACGGCGGTGAGCTGCCGCATCGGATCCGCCTCCTGCGCGGCAGCACGCCACCGCTCCACGTCCTGCTGCGTCACACCCGGGATCCGCTCCCATAGCACTTCGGGCGGTACCTGCAGCATCTGGGCCAGCTTGCCTAGCGCGTCCACCGTCTGCGCCAGCGACCGGGACTCGGTGTCACGCCAGACGATCTGCGCGGCGGTGTCACGCCAACCGTCCTCGTCGCCGGCCGCCAGCGCCGCGAGACGCAACGTCTGCTCGTGCGACTCGCCCAAGAGGCTCTTGTATTCGGCGACCTTCGAATTCAGCCCGTCCCGGGCGGCGTTGAGCGCTTCCGCACTCAGGTTGGCCATCTGCCCGAGCAGGTGATGCGGCGGAGTCTGGCTGATCGTCGCGATATGCCTGATCGTCTCCTCAGCCGACCGCAAATACGCCGTCAAATCCGTCGCGCCGAACTCGCCGAACTTCGCGTCCGGGTTATCGGTCACCCACAACTTATCGACAGCAGCTTGAAATGGCTCCTGCGCGCGGCCCTCGTCATCCTCGACAACCAGACCGGCCGCCCAACGCTGCCGGAACACGGCGTATTGTTCGGCCATCATCCGGCCGAAAACGGTGGCATTGAGCTGGTCCTGATTGTCAATCAGCGGCTCAACCTCGCCACGGACGCAGTCGTCGCCGTCCAGGTCGTCACCGCTCAGGTACCGGACGACCGGGCACACCCCGAGCCCGTGTTCCTCGATGTCGTCCAACTCCAGGTTCCCGCCGTCTACCCCGCCGACCAGCGTGAACCGACGCTCCTCGTCATACAGCCGCACAACCCGCCGTGTCTTGCCGTCCTTCTGGTTCTCGGTACGCACCTCAACCGCGTACAACGGCCATTCATCCTCGACCGGGTCGGCGTAGTACGCGGTCATCCGGCGCGGCGACTTCGGAGTGATCACCGGCGCCGACGTCGCGGCGTGACGATCCCCGAACTCACCCGGCAACGTCAACGTGTACGCAACCCCGTACTTCAGCACGGCGCGATGCAACCCATGCTGGCGGCCGTCCATTCGGTTGGCCTGCCAGTACTCCCACGCCTTCGCATTCTCCGACGCGCGCTCCGGCCGGTACCCCTCCACATACAGGTTCTGCGCGGTGACCGTCACCACCAGCGGCAAAACGTTCACCCTCGCGCGGCGGATCATCCACCGGTACTCCTGCCGCGCACCCCGCGGCACATACACGCTGTCATGCCGACCAGCCATGTAATCCGCGATCCGCCTGAGCCGCTCCTGCTCAGCCGCACGCAGCGCCAGCAGCTTCCGCGCGATCTCGGGGGCCTGCGCATCCGCAATGGCCGCCACCGCACATCACCCCCTAGAACCCGTACAGCCGGCCAGCACGCGGCCGAGTCGCCCGCTTCTTGTACGCCTCAGACGCCAGCAGCAGGCGCCGCACCATCCGCGCGCCGATCACGCACACCGCCGCGTCGACCTTCAACGGCGACCGCGGCGACTCCTTACCAATCGAGATCCCGTAACGGTTCGGCCGCCGCCTTGCGTTCGCCACATGCCGCGCCGTCGCCGACGCCCCGTCATGCGTGAACTGCCGCTCGAGGATCTCGTTGTGACAGGTCTCCGCCGCGAGCGTGAACTCCTTCGTCCGCGCCCGCATGTCCCACGCGATCGGGCCCGCGTTCCGCCCCGACGGGTTCGCGTGCAACACCAACCGATCCCCGTACGCCTCGGGCCACGTAGTGTGCACGAAGCTCTCCCACTCGCGGACGTCGGCGAAGAACGCCAGCGGCTGCCACCGGTCGAACGCCCGCGCCACCGCCGCGTCCACCTCGTGCACCGGCACCTGACTGCTCGGGTCGGACGGGTCCGGCTCCCACACCCCGACCTCAAACACGTGCCCCGTCTCGACCTCACAGCCGATCAACGCCGTCGCGTCGATGCTCTTGCTGCCGTCGAAGAACAACACGATCTCGGCGCCATCCGGCACCACGTGCGACGGGTCCGCGAGCGCCGACCACTCCTGCGGCGCCAACCACGCATCCTCGGCCGGCGCGATCTGGTTCAGGAAAAACCGGCGCGCCTCACCCGGGTCGGTCGCCGGATCCCAGTAGTCTTCCAGGATCCGGTTCAGGTTCACGTGGCCGCCGTTGACGTCCGCGCTGTCGCCGTACGCCACCGCGAGCCCCCGCATCAGCGACTCGCGATCCGACGGGTCCGTGTCCGACGGCGCCTCCCGGTGATCCAACAGGATGCCGTCCTCACCCTTCAGACGGCCCTCCTGCTGCTGCAACCACGCCTGGTAGCTCTTCTCCGCCACCGAGTCCAGGCCCGGCACCCAAGCGTTCGGAGTCTCAACGCTCGACCCGCCGACCTTCGCCAGGTTCCGCCGAATCGTCGCCGCCAGCGCGTGCCCGCCGTTCGACTTCACCCACGCCTCGGTCTGGTCCATCGCGCAGAACACCGGCCGGAAACCCTCACGCGACACGGCCGCCGACGTCGTGTACTCGATCCGACCCCGCGGGACGTTCACGAACGTCTCCATCGGCTCGATGTCGTACTCGTCGGCTACCGGCCCCTCTCGCGCCATCTCCAACAGCGGGTCCCACGTGTTCGCCGTCTGGTCCTCAGACACGGCAACGATCTGCGCCTTCGCCTTGAAGCCCAGACTCGACCACGGCCGCCCGACCGGCTCACCGTCGGCGTCCCACCCGTCCAACACCACATCGCCGAGCACCTCAAACAGGCACATCGCCGCCAGCAGGGGCGACTTGCCCCAGCCCTTCGGCCGGCACAACACCGCGCGGCGGATCCGGCGGCCGTTGTTCAACGCCCTCCCCCGCACCGCCGGCCCCTCAAACCGCGGGTCAACCGCGTAGAACGCCAGCACGAACCGCGCCTGCTCAGGCGTCAGCTCGAACGGCTGTCCCGCCGCCGGGCCATCCGGGACGACCAGCATCTCCCGGAACCAGTCCAGCGCGTACCATCCCAGCGTCGGAACCTCACCCGGATACTCAGGGCCCCGCCACGGCACTACTCGCCCCCCGCAGCGGTCTTACCCGTCGGCAGCACCCGCAGATTCCCATACCGCTCACGCGCCGACTGCCCCTGCTGCTGCTTCGCAAGACGCTTCTCATCCTTCTCATCCGCGTCCGCGAACACCATCCGCAACCGGGCACGGTCCTCCGGCGTGGCGCCGAACTTCGCCACCCGCAACCGCACCTCGGCCGCCAGCGTCCACTGCCCCTTCGACCACATCGCGTGATGCATCAGCGCCGTGTCCAGCAGGAACGACCAATCGGGCTCCGTGAACGTGTCCGACTGCGGCGACCGCCCCCACATCGCCCACCACGCGCGCGTACGCGGATGCCAGTCGATGTCATCCGGCAGCGGCGGCTGCTCCGCACGCTCAAACCGCAACACCGTCTGCGGGATCGGATCCTTATTCGTCCGAGCCCGACGGTCGGCAGGCTTCGGCGCAGGCCCACGACCAGCCACGATCCGTCACCTACCTTCCACGATCAAAAGTCCCAGACCCGTAGCGAACCCGCCGACCAATACGCGTGCGGTCGAGAAAGCGTGTGACCAGGGGGCACGCCCCCACCCCTTGTCACGCTCCGTATCTGTCAGGCGGAGCGCAGCGGCAGGTCATCGCCGACGCGAGCGCCCTTCGCCGGGAGACACAGGGGCTTCCTGCCTGCGGTGATCAGCCGCAGGATCCTTCGGTTCTGTGGCCTAGAGCAGGCCGGGGTGCCGCTCGGGTGGCCGCTGTCGGCGGGGCCGGTTGCGCCACGCTGCACGGCCACCCTCGCTGCTGTCCTTGCGGCGGGTGTGGTGGTCGCACAGGGACCACAGGTTGTCGTCGCTGTCAGAGCCACCGAGGTGCGCGGGGGTCTTGTGGTCGACGTTGCGGGCCGGCCGTCCGCATCTGGTGCCGTCGTAGCTGATCGGCCATTGGCACGAGTGGCCGTCACGCGCGAGGATGCGGGGCCGGATTTCGGTGTGCCAGTTCGGCGGGAGCGGCCGTGTGCGAGAGGATCGGCGTCCGCG